AAAAATATATATAATAAAAATATGTTATAAAAATATGTTATAAAAATATATAAATATATATAATGATTGCGTCAAATATAAAAAAAGAGGTTCGCTATATTGTAACAAATAGCATAGATAAAACGGATTTAGATAATGAGGCTTTTGTATATAATGCAAAAATATATAATAAACATATTAAATTTGTTTTAGGTGCTCCTAAATTTGAATATTTGAGCTCTGGCGTTTTGTATTTTAACATTTATTTAGTAAATAATAGTTCAATAGTGTCTAAAATAGGTATTTATGAAACACATAATACTGAATACACTTCTTTGTTGGATGATAGTGGGGATATTGATTTAAACAAACTGTCCGAACCAATTATGTTTCAATTTTCTAAATCACTTATTATGAATAATTATGAATTGATTGATGATTTTGAAACAAGGTCAAATGTAAGCGAAGCAACTGATGCAACTGATGTAAGCGAATTAACTGATGCAACAGACGCAACAGACACAACAGACGCAACTGATGACAATGATGCAAAGAACAACAGCAATGTTCCAAACATGAAGTATAATTTAATGACTTTAAATAGTCAAACTAAAGAAGAAAGCGATTATGAAATTGCCAATTATGAAGAAGACCCTAAAGATAGTTGGGTCAATAAGTTTTTAAGAAGTAACAAATACGAAATAGTTGACAATGAAGGCGGCGGGGACTGTTTTTTTGCGGTTTTACGCGATGCTTTGAAAACGGTGAAAATAGAAACGTCTGTAAAAGCTATTCGTGAAAAATTAGCAGGCGAAGTTGATGAACCCATTTTTCAAACTTATAAAGAGTTATTTGACATGTATTATAATAATATGAAAACAACACAAGAACAAGTAAAAGGGTTAAAAACTAAACACAATACTTTGAAAAAAATGATTAATGGAACAAATGATGGTCCTGATAAAATGAAATTAATTCAAGATGCCAAAGACAATTTTAATACATTTACGTCTATGACTACGAAGAACAAGGAACTAGAAAATTTAGCACAAGAGTTTCAATTTATGAAAGATGTAAATAGTGTTGAAGATCTTAAGAAAGTAATTATAGAAGTTGGTGGGCGATTTTGGGCAGATAATTGGGCACTAAGCTCACTTGAACGAATATACAATGTGAAGTTTATTATTTTATCTCAACACAATTATCTAGAAGGAGAACGCGAGAATGTTTTGCAATGCATTAGCCCGGATATTAAGTTAGAAGAACAAGGTATTTTTGAGCCATCATATTATATTATTGCTGACTATTTTCAAAATAATCACTATAAAATGATTACTTATGATAAAAATGTAAAACGCGGAGCTCTCACATTTAGCGAAATTCCATATAAAATTAAAGAATTGATTTTAGAGAAGTGTATGGAAAAAAATGCTGGATTATATGTATTAATACCGGACTTTAAAACTTTTGCAAACAAAAATGGAGTAGAAACAAAAGGAACTAGTAAAAAAGGTAGTTATGATACATTGGTAGATACTAAAATGCCTAAGTCACAAGATTATAGTAATAGTATTGTAATTCAAGTATATAATAAATCAAAACATGCGAAAGTTGGGGAAGGATCTGGTGAAACAATTAAACCAGAATTAAAGATTTCTAAAAATGTGCTTGAATTAAATAATAAAAAGAAATACCCTGATTGGCGTAAAAAATTGGATAATGAATTTTTAGTAACCAACTTAAAAATCGATGGAACAGATTGGACAAGCGTGAAACATTACATGTTAGGAAGTCGGTTTAATGGCTTAACTGAAATAATTAGTAAGTTTAAAAAAGAGGGATTATATGGGTCTAATGTAGAAGAAGCCCAAAAATTTTATGATAGTCAACTTGCCAAAAAATCTATTAAATCAACAATTGCAAACGATGAAGAATTTAAAAAATTGGAAACCGGACTATTAGAAAAAGCGCTATATGCAAAATTTACACAAAATGATGATTTACGAGAACTATTATTATTAACAGGGAATGCGCAAATCAATAATTTTAAACAAGGTAAAGGTGCAAGTCCATTTGTTGAATTAATGAAAGTTCGCAAATTAATAACCAAATAACCAACAATTTATTTAATTATTTAATTTTTTAATCATTTATTTTTAATCATTTAATTTTTTAATTTTTTAATTTTTTAATTAAATAATTAAGTATAAAATTATTATAAATAATAAATATATATATATAATGGGTATAACAAGGAAAAAGAATAAATTTTTAACTAGTCTTGCTCAAAACACAGGTGCTCAAAATGCAGGTCCTCAAAACGTAGGATATAAAAATAAGTCAAAGAAAAAGTATAAGGAGGAGATGGTAGGTGGAGCACCCAAAAAACAAAAGAAGGAGATGGAGGCGCCGAGGGCGGAGTGGATTAAGGAGAAGCAGGCGCTGAGGGCGGAGGTGAATAAGGTGAGGGAGCAAGCGAGGTTAGCGAAGAGGGCGGAGGAGGATAAAGCGAGGTTAGCGAAGAATGAGGCGGCCGAGAAGGCGAGGTTAGCGAATAGGCATGAGGCGGCGAAGGTCAAGGCGAAAGCGGATAAGCTGGCGGCGGAGAAAGTGTTGGCAGAGGTGGCGAAGGCGAGGGAGGCGAGGGAGGCGAGGGAGGCAGCAGATAAGGCAGCAGCAGATAAGGCGGCGGCTGATAAGGCTGCAGAGGTGGCGGCAAGGGCGGCGGCGTGGGTGGATACAGTGAATAAAGTGAATGCTATGCCGAAACTGGAGAGTTTGTTAGAGGCTAACACGAGATTGAAGGAGGCGAGGGCGGCGGCATTGGCGGCAGTGAGGGCGAAGGAGCTGGTGGTGGCGAAGGCGGCGCATGAGGCGATGAATGCCTGGAAGAAGAAGATAGAGGAGCACGAGGCGACGAACAAGGATAATGTGGTGGATAAGGCAAAGAAGGAAGAGCAGGCGGAGTTAGAGGCGGAGTTAGAGGCGGAGTTAGATGCGATTATTGCGGCCGAGGATGCGGCAGAGGCTGAGAAGGCGAAGGAGGAGAAGGAGGCGAAGGAGGCGAAGGAAGCGAAGGAGGAGAAGGAGGCGAAGGAGGCGGAGGCGGCGGCGGAGGCGAAGGCGGCTAAGGCGAATGCAGAGGAGGAGGAGGAGGAGGAGGCGGCTAAGGCAGAGGAGGAGACAGAGGAGGAGGAGGAGGAGGAGGAGGAGGAGGAGAAGACAAACACTTTAGCCGGTAAAATTTATCCATCTCCATCTCCAGATCCTCCTTCTAAAAAAGCACCTATTAAACCCAAACAAGTGACTAGTGAAACAACTATTGAAACCACTAAACAAGCATTATTACAATCCATTGAACTATGTATTAAGGTTCAAAACTCTAATGGTAAAGATGAAGGACATACTATAGACAGCAAAATAATAGTTGCAATTAATGCTACTCTTAATTCAGAAAACTACATTTTCTCTGAGAACACATTAACACAAGCTATTGAAGCTATTGAAACTAAAGGTGGTAATATAAAAAGTCACGTTACTTATACTGGGCCTGATAAACATAGTCGTATGGATAGTTTTAGATCTGGAATTACTAGTAAAATAGGATTTACTAATAATATAGAAATAAAAACAACCGCAGTAGACACGGCAGGAAATGATGCAAAAAGCGCATTAACAAAACATAACATTTTAAATGACCTAGTTGATAGTATTGTAGCAATTTTGCCCTATTATAAAATAGACAAAAAAAATGCATTTTCTATTATTGCTATATTAACTATTTTAGCTGCCAAAGGTGACGTAAATTTTGCAAGCTCTATTCCTCTTACAATTCCGGCGCTCAATTCATTCATGGCCGCCTTAAACGCATTTGAAGCATCATTAGAATTACAAAAAATAAATGGAAAATTAAAAACACAGACCGGGGGAGGGATGAGTGGAGGGATGACATGGAAACAGGCGGGGAAGGCTAGTGGGTTGGGGGAGGCGGCTATGAACGCCTTAAAAAAGAATAAGGTAGCGGATCCGGGTGCTGGTGCTGGTGCTGCTGTTGGTGGTGCGAGTGCTGCTGGTGCGGGTGCGGGTGCTGGTGCGGGTGCTGGTGCGGGTGCTGATGCGGGTGCTGGTGCGGGTGCTGCTGGTGCTGCTGGTGCTGCTGCTGGTGCGGGTGCTGGTGCGGGTGCTGGTGCGGGTGCTGGTGCGGGCGCTGGTGCGGGCGCTGGTGCGGGTGCGGGTGCGGGCGCTGGTGCTGCTGGTGCTGCTGGTGCTGCTGGTGCTGCTGGTGCTGCTGGTGCTGCTGGTGCTGCTGGTGCTGGTGCTGCTGCCGGTGCTGCTGGTGCTGCTGGTGCTGCTGGTGCTGTTGGTGCTGCTGGTGCTGTTGGTGCTGCTGGTGCTGCTGGTGCTGCTGGTGCTGCTGGTGCTGCTGGTGCTGCTGGTGCTGCTGGCGCTGCTGGTGCGGGTGCGGGTGCTGGTGCGGGTGCGGGTGCTGGTGCGGGTGCTGGTGCTGGTGCTGGTGCTGGTGCTGCTGCTGGTGCTGCTGGTGCTGCAGGTGCTGCTGGTGCTGCTGGTGCTGCTGGTGCTGCTGGTGCTGCTGGTGCTGCTGGTGCTGCTGGTGCTGCTGGTGCTGCTGGTGCTGCTGGTGCTGTTGGTGCTGCTGCTGGTGCTGCTGGTGCTGCTGGTGCTGCTGGTGCTGCTGGTGCTGCTGGTGCTGCTGGTGCTGACCCGGTTGTGGATGCGGATGCGGGAGGGAAATGGGGGGTATGGGATGATATTATTGCACCAGCATTGAAAACCATGGTGAAGGAATCAGGGAATTATGTCTCATTATTAGCGGCAAAGAGGGCCGCGAGGAATAAAGTAAATGATGTTAAGTCTGCAATAGATGCGCATAAAAAGGCACAACAGGCTGCAGAGAAAGCAGCTATTAAAGTTAAAGAAGCAGAGACAATGGTCACTAATAAATCGTCAGCATTTGCAGATGCTGCTCTTACATTAGCACAAGAAGAGAAGAATAATGCAGACCAGTTGGTGGTTGAAAAGAATGATGCAATTGAAAATGCAAAAACAAATTTGCGGGTGTTGATAGATAGTTATAATCTACCGATGGCAAAGAAAGCAATATTAAAGGCGGCGTTTAAAATGGAGCAGGATGAAGCACCAGCACCAGCACCAGCACCAGCACCAGCACCAGATCCAGAACCAGATGCACCACAATATGAAACAGACCGCATAGCTCTACAAATCGCAGAAGTTAAGGCAGCAAATAATTTGGCTTTAAAAGCCGAGCACTACTTATATACATGTGTGGCTGTACAAGAAGAAGCCGAAAGATCAGGAACAGGCGACATAAAACAGAAAGCCAATAGTGCAAGATTTTTTGCACAAAATTATTATTCAAACGCCAAAAAATATGCCTCACAAGTTACAGGTGCTGCTTTAAACTATGGCAAACTCAATCCAGAGGATCTAGGAATATTAACAATGAAAAACATAGAAGATAAAAAAGGTGAACGCGAAACTATAGACAACAACGTTAAGGCCATTATAAACGGAACTACTAGAATAGAAGATAAAACAATACAATTGATGATATTTTTAAATAGGTTATTAGATAATAAACGCATTCTTTATGATGCTCCAAATATACAAGCAGCCGTAAATAACGCTAAAACAACAGAAGAACAGGCTCATATAGCAAGTATAAACATAATTATGAACTATTTTATAAAAAAGAACGTTGATTTGAAATATTATTGGGCAGAAATAGTTACTAGTAAATACAATAAAGATCTACTTCGTGGAAAAGTAGGAATAATTAATACTATAAGTGCAAATAAAACCGAAGCAGATGAAAGAGGGCTATGGAACCTTAAATTATGGGTACCAGATGTAGGTGGAGAATATATTACATCTCCACAAGGTGCAGTAAGTACAAATATGAAAGTAACAACTAAAGATAATAAGACTATTAACACTTTCGCGAAACAAGATATTGTATCTATTTATTCGGTGCGGTTTTTACAAGGTATTAAATACGATCCCAACCTTCCAAATAATCGACAACCTGATGTTACAAACGCTAATATGTCACAATTGTCAACATCAGGAGCACTTGACAATATAGGTAAAAATCTTTCTCGTGCGGCTAGCTATGTACCTAATGTATCAGGAAGTGCAAGAGCAACTATTAACGCTGCATCAGGATTTGGCTCGGCTGTTAATAGAAAGACATTAGGCATAGGAGAATTTAAAAGTAAATACAAAATTGAAATAGAAAAAATTTTAGATCATGAAATTGATGATGAAGATCAAAAAAAATTATTAAAAACAGTTATTGTATATTCTAATAAAAAGCTATCTATTAGAGACATATTGGCTACTAATATATCATCTATTTTTGCAAAAGGTGAAAATAGTTTGAATGTTTTTAGGCAACAAAATTTAAAGAAAAACTTTGAGAAGAAAAAGGCCGGTCCTGAGGATGAAGAAGGAAAGGGTGTACTAATTGGTGAACCTGTAATAGCAGAAGCAGATGGCGGAGAACAAGAAGAAGGTGATGAAGAAGAAGAAGAAGAAGAAGAAGAAGATGGAGAAAAACTAAAAAAAGGAAAACTAAAAGGCGGAGCACTACAAGAAGAAGAAGAAGAAGAAGAAGAAGAAGAAGACACACAAACAGGTGGTCTGGGTGGTTATGGTTTCCGCAATTTTGACAGAGACGATGCATCAAAGTTTATAAAATTTATATTAACAAGTTTATTAGCATTAAAGAATATTAATAGTGATAGTAAATTAAATAATAATCAAGCTTTATTATTTGAAAAGTATTTAAGAACTTTATTTGGAAAAGTTGGTCCAAAAACATTAAATGGATTACTACCACAAATTGATAATGCTATAGATGTATCTAGGCTCGTTATTAAACATTTTATAATCAGATTAAAAAATGATAATGAAGGTAAACAAAAAGGCAAAGACGAAGGCGAAGGCAAAGGAGACAAAGGTGTAGGTGTAGGCAAAGGTGAAGAAGCTGAAGAAGCTGAAGAAGGCGTAGGCGAAGACAAAGGCAAACATGAAGACGAAGCCACTCCTGCCAAACAAATTTCTCAGCTTAATTTTAGTTTGAAACATAATGTTGGTCCATTTGTTGCTGCAATTATTGATATAACTTTAAATACTCAAGAGTTAAAAGGTAGTGAGGGCGAAATTGAAAATTATTTAGATAGAAAATTTGATTTAGCAATGAAAAAACCACAAGATCAAGAACAAACACGAATTTCTAATAGCGAATTGAGAGATGTGTTTAAATCCATTTTTGGACCAAATATGTCCACAATAAATATATATAGAGAAAGAATAACAAAAATGGATGAATTAATAGACGCTATAAATGATAAAAATATTACTACAAAATTCAACGAAATTAATCATCTCTTAGTTTTTGCTGAAATAAGTAAAGGAGTTATTACTTATAAAATGCCTGATAAAATAAAGGCTAAATTAGAAAAACAACCAACAGATGAGACAACAGAAGAAAAATTAAAACGGGCACTTGCCTTAATAGCAGAATTAAAAGATGCTGAGAATATTGATACCATTAAAGCTAAAGCACAGCAATTTATATAATTATAAAATATATTTATAATATAATATGAAATCTGTTAAAAAGAGTATAGCTAAAGCTAATAAATATGCTAAAGCTAATAAATATACAAAAAAAAAGTACAAAACAAGTTATAACAATTCAAAAATGCTACATAATTTTTATGGTGTATTATTGAAAAAGTATGAAAATTTAGATTATAGGTTAAACAATAGTAATAGTAGTATGGGTAAACTTTTACATGTACTATATAATGAATTTAGCAATAAGCAAAAAATAATAAATGCTATAAATGTAGAAAAATCGCGTTCATATGAAGACAACAAAACTAATATAAAGAAAAAGATTAATGCTATTGTAGATAAGCATTTAAGATCAACCAAATATATTGATGAAACCATAATTAATTATATAACAACTAATGTTAACTGTAAAATAGTTACTTATGAAAATGTAATAAAAGGCAAGACCTATGTTTTTGACTTTATAATTTATAATAATAAAATTAGTATTAAAAAACTGGATTTAGTAGTTGAAAGCATGTTGCTATTATTACAAGTGCTAATAGCAATATCAAATAATGAAATGAGAAACGGGCAACATGTAACATTCTTTTTAACGCCATTTCAAAAAAAGCTAAATTCAAATAACCATATTATATTGGGGGCTAAAAATGTGAATTCTGGTTTTACATATCCTAATTTAGAAAGTGGAATAACATTTATTTACAGAATGGAGGAATTTTTCAAAGTATTTGTTCATGAAAGCGTCCATTATTATGGAATAGACAAAGCATTACATAAGGACTTTAATAGTAATGCAAATTATAATAAATTTGTAGATTTATTTAGTATAAGCAATAAAAACTTTAATGCAATAGGTATAAATGAAGCAATCACAGAATTTTGGACATTTATAATGTATTTATGTGTTATAAGTTATAAAAAAGACATAAATATTAGTGATTTTGTTTATCAATTTGAGAGATTGTATAAGCTAGAGTTAATACACTTAATATTTCAATTAGTGAAAATATTAAATTATAACAAATTAACATATAATCAATTTATAAGCAAATCAAATACATATTATAACGAAAGTTCGCATATTTTTAGTTATTATATAGTAAAAACGTTACTAGTATATAACCATGAAGAGCTATTAAAGTCAAATATATTTGAATTTATTGTAAATAATACAAATAATACAAATAATACAAATAATACAAATAATACAAATAATACAAATAATACAAATAATACAAATAATACAAATAATACAAATAATACAAATAATACAAATAGTCCAAACAAATTAAACATAATATTAAAGCATGATATTAATAGTATTAACAAATTATTTGTTATTTTATCAAAATATGCTTTGGACACTAATTTTATAAAGTTTGTAAATAAAATTAGTATGTTTTATAATAATAATAATAATAATAATAATACACTTACGTCAACATACAAGGAGAGATTTATTTTTAATAATTTAAGGATGATGTCATCTGATTATATTATATTATAATCATATAAAAATTATATTATATACAATAAGTAGTATATAATATAATGATTATTAATGTGAATAAATGTAATCAAAAAAGAACAAATTCTAATACTAATGATGATGCATCATTAACATGTAATAATATAACGGATTACTATTTAAATTTACCCATTAAAAATAAGAAAGTATGTGTCAAGATTAGTGACAATGATTTTTCTATTCCTAGAATTAAAGAATTTAGCAATATACTAAAATATAATTACAATGTTTCACAGTTAAAAACTATAGCAAAACATTATAAATTAAATAATAGCGGTAATAAGGAGTTTTTAAGAAAACGATTATTTAACTTTTTATATTATAGTTATAATATAATAATTATTCAAAAAAACGCGCGTTATATTTTAATTAAAAAATATATAAAAGCTCATGGTCCTGCTTTTTATAATAGATCATTATGTTCTAATGACGTGGATTTTTGCACTTTAGATAATTTAAATAATATTCAATATAATCAATTTATAAGTTTTAAGGACAGCAATTCGCACATTTATGGGTTTGATATAAAATCCTTATATAATTTATTTATAAAGTCTGGAAACAATAAAAATAATAATAATAACACTTCAAATAACACTTCAAATAATAACACTTCAAATAACACTTCAATAAATGTTCAAAATCCATTTACAAACTTATTTTTCTCATATAAAATAACGGAACAACTATTGGAATATATTAGATTAACAAAATTATTAAATATACAGCTCGACTTGAATTATGATGAGTTGGTATATGCATCATTAAATAAGCAATTAGAAATGAAAATACTAACATTATTTCAAAGAATAGATAGCATGGGGCATTATACAAATATAAAATGGTTTTTAGAGCTAGACAAATATGGGTTAATAATGTTTATTAGAGAGCTACAAGATATATGGAATTATAGGGCCAATTTATCGCAAGAAACCAGGAGATCTATTGTTCCGCCAAGCGGCAATCCTTTTAATAGTGTTATTATTAATATTAATAATTTACCGCAACATAATTTTATTCAGATTAAGAAATATGGTATTCAAATTATTGATTTAATGATTAATAAAGGGGTTAATGAAAATTCATGCGCTTTAGGGAGTTATTATGTGTTGTGTGCGTTAACAATGGTTTCAACTGATGCGGCTAGTAGTTTACCATGGCTCTATGATGCAGTAAATTATTAACATATTATTCCATTTTTTTACAATTTTTTACAATTTTTCATATTTATTTAAAATAATCAAATTAATCAAATTAATCAAAATTATTTAAAATAATTAAAATAAATTATTTATTCGTTTGTTTTTCAACCCTTTAGCAATTTAAAAATAACAATTAATAATTATATATATTAATTAATAAAACAATTTAAAAGAAAATAGTTATATTAGATTATAAAAAATGCCGTCACACAAGAAAAAAACCGAAGAACCCGTTTTAACTGATCCGTCTGTCGAAGTTCCCCAAACACCAGTTAAGAAGCCAAGAGCCGCCAAAGCGGTAGCTGACCCCGTTGTTAAACCTGACGAACCAAAACCTGTTCCCAAAGTCAAAGGTCAGTCTTCTAAATCGGTAAAGGCCGAGCCCCAAGAAGTTGTTTTAGATGCCCTCAAAGTTGTATCCGAGGTTGAGAATATTGTAGTTACAAGCGATTGTGCTGAGCACAATACTATTACATCTGGCTTTTCGGACTTTATTACTAAATTTCAGTCCATGCTTGCAAGCTTCAATTCGCTAAAAACCGAACTACGCACTTTAGAAAAAATGACTGTAAAGCAGTTAAAAGTTGCCGAGAAGCTAAACAACAGAAAGCGTCGCAAGGGCAATCGTGCTCCAAGCGGATTTGTTAAGCCATCATTAATTAGTGATGAGCTTGCCAAGTTTTTAGACAAGCCATGCGGTACTGAAATGGCCCGCACCGATGTTACTCGTGAAATTAACAAGTACATTCGTGCAAACAACCTTCAGGATAAAAGCAATGGTCGCAAAATTAACCCTGACAAGCCACTAACAGAGCTTCTAAAGGTTAGCGACAGTGTTGAGCTCACTTATTTCAATCTCCAGAAATACATGGGTCCTCACTTCCCAAAGGCGGTCAAGGCTGAGCCACAAGCAACTGCTTAAATAAAATTATAAAAAATAAAAAATAAAAAATAAAAAATAAAAAATAGAAAATAGAAAATAGAAAATAGAAAATAGAAAATAATTTAATTTTAATATTTAATGCTTAATACAGCACTAAATATTAAAGCGCTATAAAGAATGATATAAAAACGCTAGTATAAATAAAATTGAATAACAAATTTTTTATTTATTAAGTAGTCATTGATTAATGATTATGATGAAGCCACTAATGAATGCATTAACTTTAATTACCATGATGGTGTTAATTTTCAATATGTTCTTTGTTATTAAAGTTACTTTAGAATATATGATGCTTCCAGACTTGGTGCCATTAATTTGGTTTATTGTTGCTATTCCTACGCCGTATTTTGCAACTATGCTAACAGCTCCATTATTAGATTGAATAAAAAAGAGGATTTATATTATGGAAATGTTTTTTTACATCCAATAATTTAAATTGTCTTCATTATTCATGCAAAAATAACAAAAAAATAAAAAATAAATAAAAATAAAATAAATAAAATAAATAAATAAAATAAAAAATTGATTTAGAAACATAAATATATAATTAGTAATATCTTAAAACACTATGGCTACTATTGTATCAGGAACTGCGTTCAATGTTAACACTGATTATGTGTATACCAAGCCCAAGCTTAATGCTAATAACGGCAAGTCTATTGGTATTCTTAATAAGCACAACATGAAGTCGCTATATATTAGCACACCTCTTATGCTCACATGGGGCGTTAATGAGTGGTCTGATGATAAAACCGGAAAGAAATCGTTTGACTTAGCGCTCCAGTTTCCAAATGAGGAAAATAGCGAGTGCACTGCATTTTTAAAGAATATGCAAGAACTTGAAATGCGTATTAAGAATGATGTGATTACTAATTGCAAGGAATGGCTAGGCAAGCCTAAAATGAGTTCGGATGCTGTTGATGCGCTATGGAGCCCTATGCTAAAATACCCTAAAGATAAGGCGTCAGACGAATATGATTATTCGCGTGCTCCAACACTAAAGGTTAAAATTCCATATTATCAAGATGCTTTTACTAAGGTCGAGCTATATAATGATGCTAATGTTCTAGTATTTCCAAATGATGATAATACAAATATTACAGATTTTATTGTTAAGGGTTCAACAGTGGCAACAATTATTCAATCGGGGGGTATTTGGGTTGCAAATGGTAAGTTTGGGGTTACATGGAAGTTATTTCAGGCAGTAGTTAAGCCAAAGACCAGTTTAAGCGGAAAGTGTCATATTGTGTTATCTGAGAAAGATAAGGAAAAGATGGTTGCTCCAGTTGATGACGATGATGACGATGAGCCTGTAAAGATGGTTTCAAGTGTCACAGAAGTTCCTGATAGCGACGATGACGAAGTTGTTCAAGAAGAAGTGAAAGAAGTGAAAGAAGTGAAGGAAGAAGTGAAGGAAGAAGTGAAGCAAGTAGAGGTAGAAGATGCACCTAAAAAGAAGCGAATTGTTAAGAAGAAGTCAGACGAATAAAGCAATAAATTATTTATTTAAATAAAATTAAATTAAATTAAAAATAGCATGTTTATTATACAAATATTTTTTTTTTCATAAAAAACAAGTTTTTTTATAAGTATAATTTTAATATACTTATAAAAATATTACAAGCTATAAGAAGCTATGCTAAATGTATAAGAAGCTATGCTAAATGTATAAGAAGCTATGCTAAATGTATAAGAAGCTATGCTAAATGTATAAGAAGCTATGCTAAATGTATATGAAAATATATGTCGCCTTTATTACTATTATCTAATATAGCAAGTGTATTTATTTTTGGTATTCCTTTATGCTTTACATTATAGACTTGATACTTTGAAAATTTTAAATCATTAATATTTATTTCAATAGTTTGATCTGCCAAATCAATAGCTATATTGGAGTTGGATTTAAGTAATTCTATAATGTTATTAAAATTGTTATAATAAGTATAATGTATATTATTATGTTCATCAATACTAATAGTGTCATCTAATAGCGGCTCAATTTTGATAATATTATTTTCAAATTTCATTTCATTGTGCCATAATGGAATATAAACAATAACATCATTTATTTCTAATTTATAAACATCACTATTTAATAAATTTGTTAATTTAGGAGTTAATATATAAATACTATGGTCAGATAGTTTTTCTTCTAAAATGGTTTTTATTATATCTATAATAGTATTGTAAATATTGTTTTCAGTGTTTTCAGTGTTTTCAGTATTTTCATATTTTTCATGACTTTTTAGTTTGTTATATTTTAATAAATAGCAATATAAGTCTTCTAAAATAACTATTGAAAAATTGTCAAATAAACTTGTTATTATGGCTTTAATATGAATATTAGCATTATGCTTGAATTTAGTTATATCATCT